CCACAATCTACTATTTCCTATATTACATCTCAAGGAGAATCTGCATTTGTACAAGTGAATGGTTCTGATCTTAAGTTTAGAGACTTGAAGGTGTATTTAACTAATAGACCAGAGGATCAAAAAATGTTTACTGAGTTAAGAGGATTGTCCCAAGCTGTTATTCAGAATGGTGGAAGCTTATCTGACATCATTGAATTGTATTCAACTGATTCTGTTCGTCAAATGAAAAAGGTGTTTACAACACTTAAAGAAAGACAACAGCAATTAGAGGATCAGAAGATGCAACAACAACAGCAACAATTAGAACAACAGCAACAACAAGCTGAAGCTCAAATTGCAGCTGCTCAACAAGCACAACAAGAAAAAATGGCTCATGATGATTATCAAAATGAGCTGGATAGAATAAACAAGAAAGAGATTGCATTAATTGCTGCTGAATCTAAAGGAGGCTTACCAGATGTAGATGAATCTGGAGCTCCTGATGTATTGGAAATCAACAAGTTATCATTAGAGCAATCAAAAGCTAGCAGAGAATATCAAACAAAAATGGCTGACATTCAATCTAAAAATACATTAGCTTCACAAAAGCTACAGGTGGAAAAAGAGAAACTACAGGTGGCTAGAGAAAACCAAGCAAATGATCTTGCTATAGCTAAAGAGAATGCCAAGGGTAGGAACAAGAAAACTAAATAATTATGTTTGATAAACTGATTGAAATAATAACTAATTGGTGGTTACAATTAACACCAATCATTATTATAAGAGATTATGAGGAAGCTGTTCTTCTTAGATTTGGAAGATTTAAAACAGTTTTTAAACCTGGCATGCATTTCAAAATCCCTTTATTTGATGAGGTGATAGATCAACATGTCGTTGTTACAACATTGAGTCTTGATGCTCAATCCCTATACACCAAGGACAAACAGAACATTGTGGTGAAAGGACTTATCAAATATAAGATAGCAGACGTTAAAATATTTCTTCTTGAGGTGTATGATGCACAGGATGCCCTGTCAGATATGTCTCAAAGTATTATAAAAAATGTCATTATGTCTATGACCATGGATGAATGTACAGATTCTGAACTTGACAATACATTAACTAAGAAGGTGAGAGTGGAAGCAAAGAAATGGGGAGTTGAAGTTCAACAAGTGACACTTACAGATCTTGCTCCAATTAGAAGCTACAGGCTAATAAATGACAATTTTACAAACAAACTTGATTAGAGTGAATAAAGTTAATGCTATATTATATTGAATATTGATGAGTATAGTGCCTTCTCTCTTTGCTATTAATTATAAATAATATAATTTTACATTTCGAAACCAATTAAAAATCAACTACATATGGCAGAAAATATAGATAGTCCAAGTCTTTTTAGTATCCAAGATACTATGGAAATGGGAATGGGGAATCAACAACTCTTGAGTGATTTATTTGCTCCAGAGATTGCTACATCTAATCCTGATGATATTCAGAAAATAGATAAACCTTCTCCTCCTCCTGAAAAAAAGACAGAAGCTCCTGCAAAAGCAGCTGCTCCAACTACTACAGAAGAAACTCCAGCGATTGATGAAAAGAAATCTATTACAGATTTCTTAATGAATGATGAAGAAGAAAAAGAAGATGAAGATGAACCAGTTAAAAAGGTTTCTCCAATTTCTACAACACCCAACACCGAGAACAATGAAGAAGAGGGTGAGTCAAATCAATTCACTGCTCTTTCTAAAGATCTTTTAAAATTAGGAGTGTTTTCTAAAGAAGAAGATGAAGATGATGTTCCAATAAACAATGCTGAAGAATTTTTAGAGAGATTCAACGCTGAGAAAAAGAAAGGAGCTATTGAAGTGGTAAACAACTTCATAGGTCAATTTGGAGAAGAATATCAACAAGCGTTTGATGCCATATATGTAAAAGGAGTTAATCCTAAAGATTATTTTGGTGCATTTAACCAAATACAATCTTTTGCTGATATGGATCTTGCACAGGAAGCAAACCAAGTGAGAGTGATTACGCAAGCACTCACTGACCAAGGCCTTGATCCTGAAGATGTTACAACAGAAGTAGAAAGACTAAAGAACTATGGTGATCTTGAAAGCGTTGCTGGAAAGCATCATAAGGTTTTAATAAAGAAAGAAGCTGTAAAGCTTCAACAACTAGAACAAGAAAAAGAGGTTCAATTACAACAACAAGCTCAATATAAGCAACAGTATTCCACAAATGTAAATCAAGTTTTACAGGATAAGTTGAAGAACAAAGAGTTTGATGGTATTCCTCTTAATCCAAAATTGGCTGGTGAACTACAAGATTTCTTAACAATAGATAAGTATAAAACAAACTCTGGTGAAACATTAACAGAATTTGATAAAACCATTCTAGAACTTAAGCGTCCTGAGAATCATGAAAAGAAGGTGAAGATAGCTTTATTATTAAAGATATTAGAAAAAGATCCTACACTATCAACAATTCAAAAGACTGGTATCACCAAAAAATCAAATGAATTGTTTGGAGAGGTGGCCAGACAGGCAAGCAAAAGTGCTGTGAAATCTCATAAACCTGCTAATGTCCCCACATCATGGTTTCAATAATTTATAAATAAAAATTTAAAAAAATAACAAAATGGCAATTCAAACAATTCCAGGTTTAACTGGTTTTACTTACGCAAGAGTCGCTTCTATGGATGGACGTGCTGTAGGTAAATTAACAGATGCAAACCACTTGGAAAGTTTTCACTCTACTGAGCCAGCAGATTATGATAAAAAAATCATAAGTCTTTACACTCAGAGTTCTCTTTACAGTAATGATTTTCTAGACATGATTAACAAGTCTACTCCTTACTACATTGATAATAATAGTGATGCTTGGAAGTGGCAAGTACAAGTTCCTTACAAGTTTCCAAAAATCATTGACATTCCAGTTTCTACTGAAGAACTTAGTAAGCCTGGTATTGATGGTCAAGAGTTTCAATTAGTGATTGATACTAATGAGTTTTCTAAGAACGCTATCGTTTCTGTAGGTACTCGTCAGTATGGTCCTCGTTTTTATGTAATCAAAGATCCTCAACCTTGGAACATGGGATATTTGTATTCATTTACATTAGTAACAGACAATCCAACTGTAGATTTCGTAAGTCCTACCTTTTTAAAAATAGGTATTGAACTTGAATTAGTTGATGCTGCTATTGGTGAGTTTGATCAAGACTTATTAGGATTACCACGTTTGGGTCAACAAATCACAATGTTTGAATCTTTAGGTTCTGCATATGGTTATGAGCACAAAATTACTGAGTGGGCTGATGATAAGATGTTAAGAGATAACAATGGTAAACCTTTAGATATTTTAGTTTATGCTCCTCAACGTAGGAATGAATTACCTTTAACTCGTCAAGATGTTAAGTGGGAACCATTTATTGAGTTCTGGATGCGTAAGTCTATGTTAGAATTAAAAGTTAAGCGTATGATCTGGGCTAAGCCTGGTACCGTAAAAACTAATGGTTCTAAGCAAGAATTAAAGCGTACGTCTGCTGGTGTATATCACAGAATGCGTAATAACGGTAACTTAGTACAATACAATCGTGGAGAATTTACAGCAAACTTGATTCGTTCAGTGTTTGGTGATTTGTTCTACAGACGTGTTGATGTTAAGGATCGTAGAGTTAAGATGTACACTAATGAAGCTGGGTTTGACGTGTTCCAACAAGCTTTAAAGAATGATGCATTAAATTCTGGTTTAACCTTTATGGCTGATTCTGGTAATCGTTACATGCAAGGAGAAGGACAACACATCACTTACAACTTTGCATTCGATGCAATGGTTACACGTGAGACTGGTCGTGTTGAATTAATTCACTTAAAAGAATTAGACCTTCCTCAAACAAACTTAGAATTTGGACAAAACAAGAAGAGCACACCTGTATTTATGGTGTTTGATGTAAGCCCTATGAGTGATGGTTCATTAGTGAACAACATTCGTGAGGTACGTATGAAGGGTGCTCCTTCTATGACTTGGGGATATATTGATGGTACTCGTAGTCACTTAGGCTTTGCTAAGTCTCAAGGTATGAGTTCTGCAAACAAGTTCCCTGGTTATGAAATATGGATGAAAGATCGTTGTGATGTTTTCATTGAAGATTTGTCTCGTACAGTCTTGATTGAAGAAATACCACAATTCTAAAAAACCTAGAGCAAGGTTAGAACTACGCTCTACAAATACCGAGAAGAATTCCCCCCCACTCCTCCAAGTGGGGGAGTCTTCTCACAAACCCCAGATGGATGAATGCAGGCTCCATGCCTCATAGCATACCTTTCGATAGGAACCATCTGCAAACAAACCAAAAACAACTACATATTATGGGTAAGACAGGAAAAATCTCTACATTAAAGAAAGAGTATAACAATTCTCAATTACAAACTATGCAAGGCGGTCTTGCTATGAAAGGAATGACAAGAATACCTGGTACAGGTGTTTTTAAATATCCCTACAAAGAACTCGATGGGCAATACAGAACAGGCTTAGATGCTGACGCTGCTTATATAAGACGCATTGGAGATGATGTAGAAAGAGAATTAGAAACTGAAAGAGTAACATCTTTACGTAAGAAACTTGAATCTGCATTAGGAGATGTTGACCTAGGACCAAGATCTAAATTTTGGAACTATGGATTATCAACTTCTACAGATGATGCTCTTCACGTACAACCAGTTAAGCTATTAGATGGCGATAACTACTTTGATAGTAGTCACGCTTTTCAAGAATTAGCTTTTGCATGGTTAAGAGTTCATCCAACAATTGCTTCTAGCTACCAAGCTTGGGAGCGTGGTGAATATCCTGCAGACACACAGTTTTATGTAGCTGATGATGAGATTGAAAATGCAGTTGTTTACAAAAAGAAACAATTGATTAACAAAGCAATTATTAAGTTTGATGCAATGGGTCCTGAGAAGAAAAGAAAGATTGCTCGTTTATTAGGACTTCCTATTAGTGATGATACAAAAGAGGAAGTGATATATAATCAAGTGGATAACTTATTAAAGCAGACAGAACTTAAAGGTGGAAAATATTCTGGACTTAGTCCTGTTGCAATTTTTACTAAATTTGCAGATATGCAAGAGAATTTGATTCATATTAAAGATTTAGTAAAACAATCAATTACCCATTCAATATATAGAATAAAAGCAAGTGGTAGTGTGTATGAAGGTGAATTTGAAATAGCTAAGGATGAAGATGATTTAGTTAAATTCTTAATAAATGAAGATAACCAAGATCAGCTATTAACACTTGAAGGAAAATTAAAAACTAAAAAATTAGCATCTGTATGATCCCAGTAGATAGTTTATTATATAAAATCGATCAGAAACTAAATAAACTATCAACTAATGAGCATCAACAAATTAATCTAGAAGACAAAATTCTAGCATTAAATGAAGCTCAGATTAAACTTATAAAGCAGAAGGTTGATGGCACAAGTACAAATTCTGGTCTTGGTCTAGATGCATTTAAAAAGCGTTATGAAGATTTACAAAGTTTGGTGCAGAGTTATAATCACCAACCTCTTCCATTAACGTTATCGAATGTAGAACTAAATCAATGGAAAGCAGACATAACTGTTTTGGTTCCAACATACATGTTCTATTTAGATTCATATGTATTAGCAGATAAAGGAGTGTGTGTAGATAGGAAGATATGGATTAATAGTGATCTTACTAAACATGGTGATTTACAATTTCTTTTAGCAAATACCCATTATAGACCATCATTTGAATACCAAGAAACTTTCAACTTTCTATCAACAGATGAAATTTCTATATTTACAGATGGTACGTTCACACCAAAGACGATGAACATAATGTACATGAGATATCCTAAATACATAAACAAGGTGGGATATGTTATGTTAGATGGTACAAATTCTTATGATGAGGATTGCGAACTAGAACTATATTTAGAAGACGAACTTTTAGATCTTACAGTGGAGAATCTAGCAATGTACACTGAAAATTCTTCTGCTGCTCAAAGTGCAGCTTACAGAATTAAAACAAACGAATAACTTTTTTACAATTTAAAATAAAACAAAATGGCAGATTTTTCCCTAACCACGCTCTTTGTTGTACCAGTAGGCAATTCTTTACCTAGCTCTGGGTCAACACAAGATTTAACAGCAGGTCAATTTGGGCTGTTTCGTAGTGATTACACAGTGGCTAACGCTGGTAACATTGCAGCATCCCCTTATTTCTATGTAGCTCAAGGTAGAGTAAACACTTATTTACAAGGATCTAAGCGTTCAGATAAAATTTCTGGATGTCCTTCAGGTTCTTCTTGCAAATCTAATGTAACAGAATGGTACAGAGTTACAGGTTGTGCAACAGCAGCAAATCAAGTTACCAAAGTTGGTGGCTGGACTGTTAAATGCGGTGAAGTTGTTACATTAACACTTCGTGCATTTTCTGCTTACATTGAAACATTGTACTTTAATGGTTTCACTCGTAGTGTGACTGTTCAAGCACCTTGTTGTGATTGTGATGGTGATCCATGTACAACAGTAGATGTTCCAGCATTGATTGACCAAATTATTTATCAATTAGAGTTAAGAGCTCCAGGTACAAACCCTGATAACATTAGTTTCAACACTTTCTATCAATTTCAAAGAGAGGGTGATGATGAGAATGCTTTATTAGTTATCTCTGGTAAGCCTTTAACTGTTTATGGACAGCCTTGTGATGTTGCTGCATTCCCTTTTGAATATGACAGAATGTGGTTTAGAACATTCGTATATTCTGGTCCTGCAACAACTGCTGATTTTATTGTAGCTGACAGATGTAACTTTGTTGCTGAGCCAGTTATCACTCAACGTGCATCTTATGCATATGGTAGTTCTGCAGAAATTCAACAATTAGAAAAGAATTTCTACAGTTATCAAGCAGGATACTTGAAGAGTTTATATAGAATGGTTGGTTATAACGAAAACTTTGAGAGCTGGGTGACAGATGGTACAACTTATGATACCTTCTACATCAAGTTTAATGAGTATGACAAATCGGCTTATCAGTGGGGTGATTATATCCATGAAGATTCTACAGTGATTATTGCTGCTCCTCAGAACTTAAGTGCTGCAATTGAATCTGTATTAGAAGCTGCATTAGGAACGGTTGTTGATGATACTACATGTATCACAACCACTAGTACTACTACTACTATATGGCCTTCAACTTCAACTACTACTACTTTGATTCCTTAATAAAGAGTAGATCATATTAACCTATGCCAGAGGGTGAGAGGATATTCTCAAGTCCTCTGGCATTTTTATTTTTAAAAACATGATTTTAGATATACTCGTAATACCTACTTATAATACATTAACGTTAGGAATTGCTGATGCATCAACTTATGACACAGATCCTCCAGTGGTATCATCTCCTACAATAGAAATAACTATTCCAGGATTTAACACTCCTGTGTCTCTTCCTTTTAACGTTAATGATTTTAATATATTTAATTCAACATCCTTAGGTCTTAGTCTTGTAGGACAACCTTTAATTCCTTTACCAGATGGTGTATATTATTTAAAATACACTGTTACACCTGCGTATGTGTATTATGTACAAAAGAACATAATGCGTACTGAAGTGATACAAGAAAAGTTTGATGAGGCTTTTATGAAGCTTGACATGATGGAATGTGACCTTGCAATTAAAACACAATCAAAGGTGACTTTAAATAGTATATATTACATGATATCAGGATCTGTTGCTGCAGCAAACAACTGTGCAATAGATACAGCAAATAGATTATATATACAAGCTGATAGAATGCTTAATAATTTTATTTCAAACAACTGTGGTTGTTCAGGCAACAACTATATAACTAACTTTCATTAAAATGGCAAACTGTAGAGGTTGCGGAATTAAAGTGGGATGTGGATGTCAATTGATAAATGGCTTGTGTTCAGCATGTAATAATGCTGCTAAACAAGTTACAAAACTTATTAAATATGTTACAGCCAAGATTAACTAACTGTATAGAATGTGGTACTATTCCTGCATTATTAAAAGATATAGATGCTAAACTAACAATTTTAGCTAAGATAGAATACAATAATATTATATTTTCAATGAACCATAATCTTTCATGTAGCCCTATTGGTGAATTATTAAATTACAGAAGAATACTTACATATAAGTTTTGTAATGAAGATTATGCAAAATGTTTTACAATAAAGATGATAGCTAGTAGAGTTAAACTCTTAATACATAAATAAATTATAAAATGCCAGAAGATACCACAACTACTACCACTACAAGTACCACTTCTACCACTACAAGTACCACTTCTACCAGTACAACAACAAGACCTTGTGATGCATGTTACAATGGATGTGTACAAATCGTGTCTGATGAATGTGTTAGATATACAGGACCAAATTCTATTCCTTTAGATATATATACAGGAGATAACTTAATTACCATTGAGACAGCTCTTATTAATGCTGTTGTTTCTTTTCTAGATGGTACAGGTATTGATATAACTATCAACCCTGCTTATTATTGTGCTCTTGTTTCTAGTTATTTACCTGTTGGAACACCTAATGCTCAAGAACTATTCGAAGCTCTTGTAAGGGCTGCTTGTGACCTACAGGCACAAATAGATGTGATTGATGTTACGTTAGATGTGTTAAATGCAGATTATGATGTAGATTGTTTAGATGGTGTAACAGATGATTCTGATACACATGATGTTGTACAAGCTATTATAACAAAACTTTGTGAAACAATTGTAGACCTAGATGCATTCATTCTTGATGTAGAAACAAACTATGTAAAACTATCTGACTTCAATGCTTTAGTTGCTGCTTATTTAGCATCTCTACCTAGCTCTGGAAGTCAATATTATTTAAAGATGATTCCATTCACTGTACTTGAATACTATGGACCTTTAACTAATTTTGATGGTACAGGTGCTGGCATAACTGCATTAGGTTTTGATAAAATCTACTTATGTAATGGTTTAAATGGCACTCCTGATAAAAGAGGAAGAGTGGGTGTTGGTGCTGTAGATAGTGTTCCTGGAGGTCCTTTGGATGCTGCAGTGAATCCTTCATATGCTGGCAATCCTAACTATGTTTTATATGATGTAGGAGGTGCAAATTCTGTTACATTAACTACAGCACAAATTCCTTCACACACACATACAACTATAGCTTCTGCTACATCAACTGTAACAGATCCTGGACATATTCACTATGCAGGAAGAGAAAATGATTTTGGTGGAGCAAGTGGATCAATAGGTCTATCTAAAAATGTTCCTCAAAATCACGCAACAACAAGTTCTGTAACAGGTATTACAGTGGTAACAGATGTGTTCATAACTAACAATAACACTGGTGGTGGATCAGCTCATGATAACATACAACCTGTATTAGCTTGTTATTATATAATGTATATTCCTTAATAATTATAAAATCAATTATAAATGTCTTGTCAACCTGGAGATCCTTGCTATGATGCATATTATCAACCTAATTCAAATTGCGGATGTGATAGCGATGTTTGTGTTAATTCAGATCATGTAAATTACATAGGTCCCAATCTTCCTTGCACAGGAATCAATAATGGTGATACATTAACTGTATCATTAGAAAAAATAGATGACGCTATTTGTAATGTTTCTGGTACATCAGGAACCTCTGGTCTCACAGGCACAGCAGGTACATCTGGACTATCTGGTACAACAGGTACATCTGGTATAACAGGATCTAATGGAACATCAGCATCTAGTGGCACTTCTGGCAATAATGGTACATCTGGAATCACAGGTACATCTGGTATTACAGGTACAGCAGGAACAAGTGGTTCTAGTGGTACAAGAGGAGCAAACGGTACAAATGGTACAGCAGGAACAAGTGGAATAAATGGTTCATCTGGAACAAGTGGGTCTAGTGGATCTTCTGGTTCTAATGGTCAATCAGGAACAGATGGTTCTTCTGGAACATCTGGTGACACTGGTACTGCAGGTACATCTGGTGACACTGGAACTAGTGGAACAAGTGCTTCTAGTGGTACAGCAGGAATAACAGGAACATCTGGAACATCTGGATTTACTGGAACTGCAGGTACATCTGGTCTTACAGGTACAGCAGGAACTAGTGCTTCTAGCGGAACAGCAGGACAAGATGGAGATAGATATTTAACATCTTCTGTTACATCTTTAACAATAGGAACTGGATCAAAGAGTTTAACAGTAGGAACAGGACTAGCATATAGTATTGCACAACCAGTCATTATAGTGTATGATGTAAGTAATACAATGCAAGGATCTGTCACTTCTTATAATAGTGGAACAGGTGCTATGATAGCTAATATCACCACTGTAGTGGGTTCAGGAACTTATGCTGCATGGACAGTGAATCTGTTTGGTGCAGCTGGTGGTGATGGTACATCAGGTACAAGCGGAAATTCAGGCAGTAGTGGTACATCTGGAAGTTCAGCAACTAGTGGAGCAAGTGGTTCTTCAGGAACCAGTGGAGCGAATGGTT